CAGAACCTTTAAGACTATCCTCTGTAACATCAGCACCTTCCTCATAAGAGATAGAGCCTATGCCTGTCTTTCTTAAGTGAGATACTACACCAACCCATACATCAAACTTCTTACATAACTTAAGTAAGTCTGACATGACTCGATCCATACCTCTATTAATATCACCTTCAACTTCACTAACAGCAATGGTAATGTGGTCTAAGTAAATAAACTTACAGCCTGTTGCTGCAAGGTATTCTATCTTATCCATTAAGCTGTTGTCTGCTAAAGAACCTTGATGGTCTAGCAAAGTAAATCTACCGTTACCTGCTATTGTTTCCCAAGCGTCTTTACCTTCTTTACCTTTTCTATCGAAGGGGGTATCCGGAAGGTTAATTCGTTTGTTTAAGTGTAGACCAATAATCCCATCTAGTGTTTCTTTAACTGACTCTTCAAGTGACACGATACCTATCTGATGTTTAGTAGTAGTAAGTAAGTGATAGATATCTTCTTTAATAAAGCTAGACTTACCTGTACCTGTACCTGCAGTAAAGATAGTTAACTCACCTGTTCTTCTACCGTAAGTCAGTGTGTTTACATCACAAAAGCAAGAAGGGTATGGTACGCTATCTTCTCGCATATCTCTACTGAACTCTTCCCATGTAGATGCACTGTTAATAATGCCTGCAGGGCTATACTCCTGTGCTCTCCAGACAGAATCATCTAATTCTCTTAGATGACTACTAACTAAATAGTCTGATGCGTCTTTACCGTGTCTACCTAAGTTAGCTATCTTAGCTTTACCTGTTCTAACTAGCTTAGCACATTCGTCTGCAGCGTTTTTACCTACTTCATCAGCATCGAACATAAAGATTACTTCTTCGAATGAGTTGATCCAGTCTAAGTTAGCAGCTATTTGTTTCTTAGCACCACCTACACCGTTAGTTATAGATACAACAGGGTATTCGTTGTTCTTATTAGAATACATCTGTTGTACAGACATAGCATCTAACTCACCTTCAGTTATTACTAGCTTCTTAGCTCCTTGTTGGAATAAAGATTGACCGAACAACTGTACATCATTTTTAGTATCACCTATTGCTATGAACTTCTTGGTAGCTACTTCTCTTCTTGAGTAACCTACTACCTCGTTGTTGCGTGTTGTAGGATAGTAGTGGTATTGTATAGTAGTACCGTCATTCTCACTGTAACCTACTTTAACACCGTACTTATCAGCAACGTTCTTAGTAATACATCTCTCTCTGAATCCTCTTGTAGGGAATTCATTTACATCTTGCACTGTTTCTAGTGACATATCATACTCCTTATTATTAATTATAGGAAGACTACCTTCAACAGCATAGTCTCCACATCCAAAGCAATAAGCAGATAACTCACCGTCATCATGCTCATACACTGCTTTATTATCTTTTGATCCACACGCTTGGCATGGTCCATGATATTTAAGAACTCCTTGTGTTCTCATTTTTACCTCCTTACTTTTTGTATTAGTTCTTCTTTTGTTTCAACCCTATCAGGGTCTGGTAAGCAACAGTAAACCGGACAAACTTCTACACATTGAGGAACAGCATGATGCCCTACGCATTCAGTACATTTATCTCCATCAATCTCGTAGATTTCTTCTCCCATATATATTGCTTCATTAGGGCATTCAGGCATACACACGTCACAATTAATGCACATATCAGTTATTAATAGTGACATGGTATTACTCCTCCTTAGTTATGAACCTTGTTAATGAACATGCTAAGGCGTATAAGGTAGGCTCTGTCCACGATGTAGGCGACCAATGTTTATTTGGATAATGCCCCCATAGTTTCATAAAGCTTTCCTTACAGCCTACAGCACCTAGATTATTATGATGATACAGCGCACTTAGTGTAGCCATTTTGAGTTCAAGCGCTGTAAAGGTAGGCTCGCCCCCAACCATTCTATTCAAACAGTTAGGGTCTTTAAGAGTCTTTTCAGTTACCGTTTCGGCTTCTGCTCTTAAAGCTTCTGCCATATTTTCATGGTGACTTAGTATGTTTCTCTTCCACCTTGTTTTACTAGCATTATACTTCTCTAGAAAGCTAGTGCTAGACGCTATGTAGTCGTCTGTTTCTTTGCCTTCATGTACACCTATATAATACTCTTTGTTATCTCGGTTAGTCCATTTATAAAGGAATGCCGTCATCATCTAATTCTCCTAGTGGTTTGCCTTCTGCTTTAGCTAACTTAGTATAATAGTCTTTGTTATCTTTATATTGACTATATTTTTCATTAGCTTCTTTCATTGTATCTACGTTCCAACGCTCCATAAACTCTTCAATAGGTTCATCAAGCCAATCAACTTGCTTTGGCTCTGACTGACCGAAGTCTAGTGGCGTTCTGCCTTTCAGAACATTAATACGCATACGAATATAATCAATAGCTTTCTTTAAGTCATCTATTTCTTTATCTAAACTATCCATATTAGTATTCTTCTTATGACCTGCTCTAGACAGATACTTAACTGTATTCCACAATAGAAAGTCTAACCCCCAAGCATGAGCTATCTCTGCTGGTTGTTGTTGGTTAGGTAGTCTGTTGTAGTGTTCTCCACCTACATAGTCTCCCTTACCTGTCATAGCTTCTTCATATGACATTTCTTCAGGTACATAACGATAAGGGTTATTGAAATGTTTCTTAGCATCTGCTCTTATCTGTCCTAGTGGTTTCTTGTGGTATGGTACTTCTTTAGACATAGTGTCCTCCTTATTATGATTGAAAATAAAAACCCCTCTTTCGAGGGGCATTATGACCTTACTTAAAATACCTCGTCTTCTGTTTCTAAA